GGAACTTGCGGCAGAGGATGAAGATTTGTACTACGTTTTAGCAACCTACAACGGGCAATCAGATGCGGCCCCCGGCAAGGTGAACGGATACGCAACCGAGATTTTAAACCGTGCGGATGAATTGGAGATAGTACATGGCAAGCGACAGTATGAAAGTAAGTGAGATAATCGCGGCTTATGAAAGATCACGGCAGGACAAGCGGGTACCCTATAAGCCACGCAGGCGGCAGGATGATTTCAAAGTGATTTTTGAAGAAAAATGTAAGGAGGTGAAAGATGGAACGAGTGTACTTTATCCCAAAAACTGATGTGGTGTTTTGCCTGGAAACGGGATGCCGGGTTTATTACACCGAAAAGGGGAACACCGAGATATTTGAGTTTACCGAAAACGACAGCCTCACGGAATTAAAAAAAGCGGATTACATTTTAGCCGTAAAAAAAGGGTAGCCATTTAAGGCCACCCGGAGCAAATGACAATCAATAATGATTGACAAATAAGATTATAGCATAAGGAGGAGCAAATGGCAAGATTATACGATTTAACAGCAGATTTTCTGAAACTAAAGGAACTCGCACAAGACCCGGACGTTGATCCCGAGGTATTAGCCGACACGATGGAGGGCCTTGATTATGAGATCGAGGTCAAGGCTGATAACTACGCAAAGATCATTCGCGAACTAACGGCAGACAGCGAGGCGTATAAGGCCGAGATAGCCCGTTTTGAGGCCCGCAAAAAGACGGTGGATAACAATATAGCCCGCCTAAAGAAAAGCCTTGAATCGGCTATGATAGCCACGGGAAAGATGAAGTTTAAGACGGAGCTATTCAGTTTTAGCATCCAAAGGAATACCCCCTCACTCGTTATTGACGGCGAAGTACCCAAAGCATACTTGATAGAGCAGGAGCCAAAAGTTGACAATGCAAAGCTAAAGGAAGATTTGAAAAACGGCGTGGACTTGTCAGGGGTGGCACATTTAGAACAATCGGAAAGCATAAGGATCAGATAGGAGGAGCAAATGGCATTTAGGAAGTTAAAGGCATCAGAGATTGATGTAAGGGTGGCAACGGTAAAGGAAAACGGCGTAAGCCTGTTACTATACAAGGATGCTCGCGTAGATCAAAACATACTTGATGAAACCTTTGGTATTTTCGGATGGCAGAGAACGCATCAAGAGATAGGCGGCAGGCTGTATTGTACCGTGTCCGTCTGCAATACGGAAACCGGGGAATGGATATGCAAGCAGGATGTCGGGACGGAAAGCTACACCGAAAAGGAAAAGGGGCAGGCATCCGACAGTTTCAAAAGGGCCTGTTTTAATCTCGGCATAGGCCGGGAATTATATACGGCTCCATTTATATGGATACCCTCAAACAATGTGCAGATAAAGAACCAAAACGGCACTTATAAAACCTTTGACCGCTTCGAGGTAAAGTCCATAGGCTACGATGATGAGGGCAATATAAACAGCCTTGAGATCGTGAATAAAACCCTTGCAAAGATGGCTTACTCGATGAATGAAAAGCACTTTGAGGAAAAGCCTATGAAACTCCCAAAGGATCGGGTTGAGGCTTTGCGGAACCTTTGCAAAAAGCATAACAACATGCCCGAGGAGCGCATTTACAAGTTATACGGCAAGAAAAAACTTGAAGATTTAACCTTTGCAGACCGTGAAGACTTCCTCAAAAAGTGGGAGCAGGTCACGGAGGAATGGGAAAATGAGAGCAAGGCTTAAAGATATAGTCCTGCCCTTTGGGAGCAAAAACCCGGTGGCGAGTTTTGAGGTTGAGTGCAATGCCGAAACCATAGAACGGTACAAGGATAAAGACCTTGACCTGGATATAAAACAACACCGGGAAAAACGTTCCCTTGATGCTAATAAAATGCTGTGGGCCTGCCTTGGGGATATTGCAAGGGTATTGCAGATGGATACATGGGAATTATATTTGCTAATGCTAAAACGCTACGGCAAATATACTACGGTTTTAGTAAACGCGGATGCGGTTGGCATGATGCGGAGGCAATGGCGCGAGATAGACGAGATCGGGGATACAACAATAGTAAACGAGGATGGTATAGCCCAAAGGAAAGTATATCTGAATTGTTACTTCGGATCATCAACCTACGATAGCAAAGAATTTTCGGCCCTATTAGATGGGGTGGTATCGGAAATGAAAGAAATCGGGTTGGAGCCGCCATTAAGTAGGGATATGCAACGAGCAATAGAAAATTGGGAGGCAGTACATGATAAAGCAAGATGATCCGCACAAGCGCGGCAGGGCATCAAGAACAAAAGGCGCAGGGGCAGAACGCGAGCTTGCGGCCCTTATCCGTGATACATGGGGCTACCCTGTGCGCAGGGGCTACACCTTCCACCATGAAAGCGACCTGGTGGGGCTTGACGGGATACACCCGGAGGTAAAACGGGTTGAAAAGCTAAACATCCACAAGGCTATGGAGCAGGCCAAAGAAGAGGCCATAAAAAGGGATGACGGCTTACCAACAGTATTTTTTAGGCGTGACCGGGGCGAGTGGCTTGTATGTATGCGGTTAGAGGATTGGATTGATTTGTACGGAGCATGGATTGATGAGTGATAAGAAAAAAACCTGCATCATTTACGACAGTTGGAATGAAGTAATACAAAACCTCCCTGATGAAATGGCGGGGCAGTTGATTAAAGGTGTATTGGGATATGCTTTTGATGAAGAGGAGCTTAAAACAGATAACCCTGCGATCAACGCAATATTGCAGATGATGAAGTCAAAAATTGATGAAAATTCTGCCAAATATCAGGAAAAGGTAGAGCGCATGGATAGCGCAAGAAAACAACTCAAACAGAAAACAGATAGAAATCAATCAGAAATCAGTCAGAAATCAGACAATAATCAAGATGATATCAAAAGTGTATCTGTATCTGAATCTGTATCTGAATCTGTATCTGATTCTGTTAATGAATCTGATAATGGGTATCCTTCGGATACTAAAAAGAGAGGGGGCAATTCTGCCCGCTTCACTCCCCCCACGGTTGCCGAAGTCCGCGATTATTGCCTTGAACGCAATAACGGTATTGATGCAGAGCAGTTTGTCGATTTTTACGCGAGTAAGGGTTGGATGGTTGGCAAAAACAAAATGAAAGATTGGCGGTCATGCGTTAGGACATGGGAACGCAGGGATAGGGCCTCACCCAAAAAGGACTTTGACAGTAACGAGTACCTACTCGGGATCATCAACGGAGGTGATATTTATGACGGTACAAGAAGCGGCTAAATTGGTTTTTACGATCAAGGCCACATACCCGAAGTATTTTGCTAAATATAGCAAGCCGGAACTTGACAACATGATAAGCGTTTGGGCGCGGTTGTTTAGGGATATACCCTACGAAAACGCATCTACGGGGTTGGAGGTTTATCTGATGACCGAAACGGATGGCTTTCCACCCTCACCGGGGCAAGTGATCGACTGCATACAAAAGGCCGAGCCGCAAAGCATGAACGAAAGCGAGGCCTGGGGGCTTGTAAGGGTGGCAATAAGGGACGGCATATATCACGCAGAGGAACGCTTTGCAGAACTCCCTCCCGATTGTCAAAAAGCCGTAGGCAGGCCCGGACAGCTTACCGAATGGGCCAAACTACAATCAAGCGAGGTGGACACCATAGCGGCGGCGCAGTTTAAAAGGGTTTATACATCCGCAGTAAAGCGGCGGCAGGAAGAAGCCAAGATGCCGCAGGAAGTCCGGGAACGGTTGGCAACGGTACAAAGGGAGGCGTTAGTTGATAGTGGAAGATGAAAAATGCTATCTGTGCGGCAAGACCGGGGAACTACACAGGCATCATTGCCTGCATGGTAGCTACCGCAAGATGGCAGACAAATATGATTTGACCGTTTACCTTTGCCCCCGATGCCATACAAGGCTACACGACATGGGCGAGTATGACAGGGACTTGCAGGAAATGGCGCAGGTGTATTTTGAGGGAAGATACGGGCATATCGAGTTTATGCGTGTGTTTGGGAAAAATTTTAGGAGGTAGAACATGAACAAGTGGATTGCAATCGGGCGGCCTACAAAAGACCCCGAGGTTAGGTACACAAAGGATAACAAGGCAATAGCTACAATCAATCTTGCGGTTGATCGCAGATTCAAGCGTGAAGGACAGCCCGCGGCGGATTTCTTTAAGTGTACCGGGTTCGGGAAGACAGCCGAGTTTATCGAGAAATATA